ATCATACGCTTGACGCTGCCTGGACCTTTATCAGCTCCGGTAATGTTCACACCGTAGTTGCTGATCTCGTCAATACTCTTTGGCTCGGCACTGTCAGCCACTACCAGCACATGCGAATACTCAAGGCTGTTGATCTTGTCGGCTATATCTTTGTTGTGCATTCCTTTACGGTATAACTGTTCGTCAAGTATGTAGCCGCCATTGTAATAGTAAATATCTACTAATGCGGTCGGGTCATTACTAAAGCCGAAGTCCAAGCCTCTGCGCTCCAGTCGTGCTTCATGCGGTATCTCGTCTACGATACGCCAGCCGGTAAATATCTTGCCTTCGACTTCTCCGCGCTTGCCTTGCCCGTACACACGAAACCATTGTTTATGTTCTCGGCGTTTCTCTATTTCATTTACGATAGCCGGTTCAAGGGCTTCATTGTCTTTGTATGTAAGGATGATGAAGTCGCAGTCCTTGTCACTGCTGCTTGGTATGCCTTCATCATTAAGGCCGTAATCCTCGTACATGTAGAAGTCAGCAACAGGGTTCCAGTCAGCTATGGCAAACTCTCTGGTGCGCAGTAGCAACTGTTCCCAGCTTTCCTTGTCAATGTTGTTCGCCTCATTCACGAATAGCCGGTCACGACGTGGCCCGCGTACTTTGCTCGGCATGTCAGCACTGAAGAACTCTATCTTGCTGCCGTTTGGAAACGTGAATGTATAATCGCTCTTACTCCACGCGTCAGGGCCATATGCGTCTATGTACCCATGATCGCCCAGTATGTGCAGGAAGTCACGCATAGCACCTCTGCGTAAATGCGGAAAGCTTTCACTGACCACACTGGTAAGTGTCGGCCTTGTATCAAGTTGTGCTTTGGCTATCAGGTACAACAGTACTGATATTGTCTTGCTGGCACTGGTGCCGCCTGCAATAGCCCGTATGCGTTTTCGGAGGCTCTTAACTTTCCGTGTCGCCGTCGTTTCCAGATATGGCATTAGACTCCTCTAAACTCATAATAGGTGAAATAATGCGATGCGTATTAGATACTTCAGTCTTATTGCTGAACTCGCTCTTACGCTTACGCTCAAGATACCACTTAGCTGTATCGACATTATCCTCAATGTCTTTTATCACCTTTTGCCTAGCAGCTAGTATTGGCCTCTGTTTAAGAGCCTTAACCCTCTCGGAAAAGTCTGGATGCTTCTTGACGTATGAATAATATGTGTCAGGGTTTATATCGGCGTAAAAACAAGCCTCCTCCACACTGCAGTCATAAGCAAATGCCTCCTGAAGTTTTCCGAGGACGATCTCAGTCATAACTATCGGTCTGCCTAAACGTTTGCGAGCGACTTGACTGCCGGTGTTGCTTCCTGCCATGCTTCCTCCTCTCCAATATGTTTAGCATACCGTTTACGAATAACGTCACAGTATTTCGGATCTAGTTCCATCATGTAGCAGGTGCGGTTGGTTTGCTCGCAGGCTATGAGGGTTGAGCCTGAGCCGCCATAGAAATCCAGTATGTTCTCCCCCGCTTTGCATATCTTCAAGCACCACATCATCAAACCAACTGGCTTCTGGGTAGGGTGTTCTTTGCTATAGCTTGTAACTGACTCTGAATATATCTTTGCTGGCATTTGAACACTCGACCATGCCATCTCACACATGGCCAAGCTAAAGTCCTCTGGTTGTTTCTTGTCCCATATAAGAAAACCCTGTGATGGTGGTAAATCAAAATAGTTTCCGCCCCATATAATAGCGTTATTGCACCAGCTAAATATATGGTCAACCTGCACTTTGTCTATCGGGTTATCATCCCAGTTTGATTTCTCATGCTTCTGACGTACTGGATTTGAACTTATACCTATGCCATACGGTGGGTCTGTTAGAACCATATCAGCCTTAGCGCCATCCATAAGCTCTGCTACTGCATCACTATCCGTACTATCGCCACACATCACCCGATGTGCTCCAAGCAGATAAATCTCCCCCAACTGACTAACCGGCGGATTCTGTTCATCGACCGCGGGCGCTTCATCTTCTTCAACTTCAGGCCCGAACTTATCAAGCACAAGATCAAGCGTAGTTGGCTCGCCTAGAGATAACGCATAACTTTTAAGCTCTAACGGACTCAGGCCAAGCTCTATAGCCAGCTCAGCAACCTGCTCCTGCTCGTAATATCCAAACTCCTCATTATCAGTCAGCGCAAGATCAAATATTTCTTTATCGGTACTTGCCTCTGTCTGACTTACCCATACTTCCTCGATACCTAACTCACGCATAGCCCGCAGCCGCATATTGCCGCCGATGACTGTCTTACCGTCTTTGGCTACCAGTAACGGCTTGATCTGCCCTTGCCGCTTCAGCCGTTCTTTAAGCTCAGTAAACCGTTCAGTCTTTATACTTCTCGGGTTGCGATCCCATAGCTTGAGGCTGTCGATGCTTACAACTCTGCTCTCAGCTATACCCTTGTCCATATATGCGAATAATACAATAAAATCTACCCAGCCACAACATCAGCAATCTTACTAACATCATCCTGGATATCATCAACATTGCTTGCAACTTGTGCAACTGTACTGCCGGTATTCTTAGCAGCAAGCGCGCCGGACATACCGCTAAAGTGCGTAGCTACCAGCGCCCACAGGCTCAATTCCTCTATGATAAGCGTACCGACACTGTGCTGGTAAAAGCTCGGCACAAACGGAATAATCACCATCCAGATAAAAAAGAAAACGGCTAGCCGCTTATTGAACGTATACTGGCTGGCCGCATCATGTTCGAGCAAGTCAACATCTCTGAAAAGTATCATCATAAGCGGGGTAGCTTTTAGTTTTTGCTTCATGCCTCAGATTTTACCACATCCGCTTTTCCGCGCTTACTGACCTTACCACCTTCCGCACCGGCTTTCCTGGCTAACTCGCGGTTTGCATAAAACGGCCTGGACTCTCTGTGCGTCCTGCTACCACCTATGCTGCCGATCTTCCGGTAATGGTCTTCGCCTAAGCGTTTAATCACTTTTTCAACTGTCTTTAACCCGCCAGCTCTGGTGCCTCCCATTACTTCCCTTTCATCCACCGGACGTTCTCATCCAGCATGTATTTTAGTATTTCGGTGGCAATCTCTTTCGTCTCGATCTCTACCAACATGCCGACCTGCCGTATCTGTTCGGCTACCTCTGACTGACTATACGGCAGCTTGCGCCTGAATACCCTTACTTTTGATACCATACCAGCTCTCTTTCCTGTTCTTCCACTGGCTCGGGATACATTTGGATGTAGTCGGCTGGCGCATACTCGTAATTGAGGTACAACCGTTCGATCTGGCTACAGAACTCTGCCTGCTTCTCGCTCGGTTCCTGCCTGCCCTGCAGAACCTCCCAGACGGCCAAGGCTTGGTCTTTGGATAGTATTGCAGGCTTATTGCCAATTAGTACTGCTAAAGCCATTACACGGCCTCTACGTGCGTTGTACGCAGCTTTTGCTTGGTAGTTGCCCCGCAAGCACAGGACATCAGACTGTATTCAGTCCGGCGGTATAAGGTGTCTGCTGCGGTCTTACCGTATTCAACGGGTTCAAAGTCTGCTTTTGTTCCGCTGCCGCAGGTAAACGTAAAATAATGCTTTCCTTTGAGGTTGTACGGACAATCTTCTTTCATTTCTTTTTCCTTGGTTATGGTTGTGCTTGGAAGATACCAGAAAGATGGTAATAAAGCAAGACGCCTACGAGAATAGGTCGTAGACGTCTATGCATATGACGATGCCCCGATGAAAGGACAAGACTCCTTGTGTAACCAGCCGCAAGTTTCCCTGTCAATGTCGTAGAGGGTAAAGTCTAGTAGTTGGCAGGAGTGGCTATAGCTAACATCTAAAAGATGATCTTGTGACGCCGTACAGTGCCGGTTACGCTTCGATGATATCATAATCCTCCCACGTCAAATAACCCTTCTTTTTCTGTTGCCTAACGGCTAAAGGGTACCTCACATTCTCCTGGCTCCGCAGTGCAACTTCTTGTAAATCTGTTGTAATACTAAGTCAGTGACCAAGTAGATGGTTGTTCCCTGTTCCCTTTAGATAAACTTTCATATATGCGATAGCTAGATCTAACGTGAAGCGTAGGAAAGAATAATAGCAAGGTATGGAATCCACACGCGGGCGATTAAACTCTTTTTACCATCTAAGTTGTTAAAGGGCGGAGGGCGCTGCTAGCCTCACTGCGTCACCAGGCGCTTTACGATAGCACTAAACGTTGCCTATACTTGTGGCTCCTTCATTATGAGCATGTGCCGGGGTAAGACGTTAGCTTTACGTCGCCATGGCTCTCTGTCCCCCGCATCTGCTCATAATGTTAAAGTGTGCGCCGCCAT